AACTTGTACGACAGCTTGTCTGCTCGCTACACCAAGTCTTTGGCTCGCGCTATGGCTTACACCAAGCAAGTTAAAGCCGCTTCCGTTTTGAACAACGGTTTCAACGGTGGCTACTTGGGCGGTGACGGTGTGTCATTGTTCGGTTACAACAGCTCTAGCCAGCTGGTCAACCATCCTTTGATTTCTGGTGGCACCAACAGCAACACTCCATCTACTCAAGCTGACTTGAACGAGACTTCTTTGGAAGCCGCCGTGATTCAAATCGCTGCTTGGACTGATGAACGTGGTCTGTTGATCGCTGCTAAGCCAAAGAAAATGGTTGTGCCTCCAAGCCTCCAGTTCGTTGCTACTCGTTTGTTGGAAACTAACCTCCGTGTTGGTACAGCTGACAACGACATCAACGCGATCAAGAACAACGGTTCTGTGCCAGAAGGCTACACCGTTAACAACTTCTTGACCGACAACAACGCTTGGTTCTTGACTACAGACGTGCCTAACGGTTTGAAGCACTTCGTTCGTACACCGCTGCAAAACAGCATGGACGGCGACTTCGATACTGGTAACGTCCGTTACAAGGCTCGTGAGCGTTACAGCTTCGGCTGGTCTGATGCTCTGGGTATCTGGGGCAGCTCTGGCTCTAACTAAGCCAACCACGGAAAGGCCCTTCGGGGCCTTTTCTTTTACCTAAATTGGGTGTATATTCACCACATCCCGGGGTCCCCGGTGTATCTGACAGTCCCGGCTGACGACATGCAGACAGATACGCCTAATCGCATGTGAGGAATCATCATGGCACGCACAAGTTTTAACGGCCCAGTAGCATCCGCAAACGGCTTCATTGGCGCTGTAACCGGCAACGTTACCGGCGCAGTTACTCTCCCCACTTACACCGTCGCTACAGTACCTTCAGCAGCTACTGTGGGCCAAACCATTTATGTGTCTAACGGCTTGGCCGGTGCTCCTTGCATCGCCGTGGCTAACGGTACAAACTGGATTTCTCCCGCCGGTACTGCTGTCGCTTCTTCCTAATTAGGAGGTCAACATGACCATGCAAACCGACGTCTTAAGTGCGACGCGGACAACCGACGGTACGTTGGTATCTGGCCCCGCGCGTATCAAAGGCATTTTGCTCACTACGACTACTACAGCAGGTTCTGTGGTTCTCAAAGACGGCGGTGCTTCTGGTACAACACGACTCACCATGAACACCCCAGCAGTTGCTGAGATGTTTAATGCCTTGCTCCCCGGAGAAGGTATCCGTTTCACAACCAATGTGTACGTAGATGTGACTGATGTTTCATCTGTAACGGTGTTCTATGGCTGATACCGAGAAGAGCATTAACCTCGCTGGTCGCAAACTGATGATTGCGATTCCGGCGTACGACAACAAGCTGAACATTGATTCAGCTTTTGCCTTGTCCAATCTGGCCGTTCAGGTCCAGTCGTTGGGGGTTAAGCTCTACCTCACGCACCTCTCGGGGTGCTCCCTTATTACGAAGGCACGCAACTCTCTTGTTGCGGACTTCCTCAAATCCGACGCAGACACGCTTCTGTTCGTCGATGCCGACGTTGTTGTTACTGCTGATGCAGTGCTCCGCCTGCTGGCGTTGAGCCTAGACAAAGACATTACGGCTGGTATCTACCCCCGTCGCGGCATGGACCGCAAGTTCTTCTTGGACTACTACCTCGATGAGAACGGTGGTTTGGAGTTCGATAAAAACGGCCTCATGCGTGTGAAACGTATTGGTACGGGTTTTATGATGATTCAGCGCCACGTCATTGAGACGATGATTGCCAACCACCCAGAGTGGGCGTACAACAACAACGTAGACAACCGCACAGACCATGCGATCTTTGACTTGAAGATTGTGGATGGCGAGTACTACGGCGAAGATTATTTGTTCTGTGACCGTGCTACTGAAGACGGCTTCACAGTATTCCTAGACCCCTCAATCAGCTTGCCGCACGTAGGCTCCGAGAAGTTCACTCGTGACTTTGAAGAAGACGTGTTGAAGCCTTTGCTGACTGAGCACTGCACTCCCAAGTTGAAAGTTGTAAATGGCAACTAAGAAAACTCCCTCGCTTGCTATTGGTCGTGGCGAAAAACTCCCCGCATCTAAGGGTGCTGGGTTGACCGCTAAAGGTCGCGCCAAATACAACGCAGCTACGGGAAGCAACTTGAAAGCCCCACAGCCCCAAGGCGGCAAGCGTAAGGACTCGTTCTGCGCACGCATGTCTGGGATGCCCGGCCCAATGAAAGACGAGAAGGGTAAGCCCACTCGTAAAGCAGCGTCTCTGGCGCGTTGGAAGTGCTGATATGGAGGGCATGATCTGGAACATAGTCCTGTCAGCAGGGCTTGCCACATTGGGGTGGATTTTGAAAGATAAATCAGATGAACTCAATCGCATCACGATCCTCCTCAACCGCACCCGCGAAGAGGTCGCCAAAGAATACGTCACCAAAGCAGAAGTCCACGCCGACATCAACAGGGTCTTGGACCGGATTGATCGCTTGGGTGAAAAACTGGACCGCCTTATGGAGAACAAACATGCCAGCAACTAGCTTGAAGCAGAAAAAATTTATGGATGCAGCGGCGCATAATCCAGCTTTCGCTAAAGCGGCTGGCGTGCCAAAATCTGTAGCAACGGACTTTAGCGAGTCCAGTAAAGGTCTGAAATTCGGTAAGGGTACAGGAACCCGTCCGGACTTGCAGAAAGCAAATAAGCCCGAGACTCGTCACGGGAAATCTCAACTTTTCAAAGAAGGAGGCCAAGTCATGGCTAAATCATCTGGTAACGGCATCACCAAAGCCAAAATGGGTACTGTCAAAACTGCGGCTCCTAGCCGTGACGGCGTGGCCACCAAGGGCAAAACAAAAGGCACCCAAGTAAAAATGACCGGCGGCAAGCCACTGGGCATGAAAAAGGGCGGCAAGGCTAAGTGCTAATTTAAGGAGGCCGACATGGCTAACGATAAAGTTTGGACCGAGAAAGACGGTCAACCGCCCAAGGATATTGACGGCGCTTCTGCTGGTAAAACAGACAAAAAGAACGCGCCTGAACAACCCGGTAGCGGCATCATTGTTAAGAAGGCTAAAGGCGGCTCCGCTTCTAGCCGCGCCGACGGCATTGCTGCGCGAGGTAAAACTCGTGGCACTATGGTGATGTGCGGCGGCGGTATGTCGGGCGGTAAAAAATGATCGCCAGTCGCGGTATGGGGGACATCGCCCCCTCAAAGATGCCCAGCGGTAAACGTAAAGCACGCCGCGACGACACCGACTTCACTCAGTACGCCGACGGCGGAAAGGTGGGTCTGTATGCCAACATCAACGCTAAGCGCAAGCGAGGCGAAAAGATGCGCAAGCCCGGAGCCAAAGGTGCGCCGACAGCCCAAGCGTTTATCGACTCTGCAAAAACAGCAAAGAAGTAAATCATGGCAAAAGTAGGAAAACGACCCCTTGACGACCAGCTTTTAGAAGGCGGTGGTGGCGGTGGCATGAGCGCTGGTATCAGTGGCACCAAGTGGAGCAAAATGCCTTCACTTAAAGGCAATTCAGATACGGTTAGCGACATCAAAAAGCTAGCTGCTGACAACTCTCATCTCAAGGGTGGCGCTAAAGCCGCTTCGGATGAGGCTAAAGGCCGAGCAGCTACCCGAACCGCAGTACGTGCTGCGGGCGCGGCAGCGGTGAACGAAGGTACGAAGGCTGCACTAGATGCAGCTACAAGCCCTAAGAAATCCGACGAAGATAGCTTCAAAGAAGTTGAACGCGCCTTGCGTGCCGCTGATGACGAGATCGAATCCAGCAAGTACGGCAAGGGCGACGGTATGAAAAAAGGTGGCTCAGTCAAAGGCTGGGGCATGGCTCGTGGTGCACGTAAAGCGAAAATGTACTAATCATGGCTACACTCCCTAAAACCTCTGGCGCAGCCTCTTTCAACCTTGACCTAAACGAGCTGGTCGAGGAAGCGTTCGAGCGTGCGGGGCGTGAACTCCGTACTGGCTATGACCTGCGCACAGCTCGTCGTAGCCTCAATATTATGTTTGCCGACTGGGCAAATCGTGGCATTAACATGTGGACCATCGACTCCGGCACGATCAATCTCGTGCAGGGGCAGAACACATACGCACTCCCCAACGACACAGTTGACTTGATCGAGCACGTGATCCGTACTGGGGCGAACATCCAAGCGACGCAAGCCGACTTGACCATTACGCGTATCTCGGTATCCACATACGCTACGTTGCCAAACAAGATTCAGCAAGCCCGACCAATTCAGGTTTGGGTGCAGCGCTTGGACGGCCAGACGTTCAACACTGGCGCTACGCTTTCTACGAGCATCAACGCAACTGCCACCGAGATCACGATTAGCAACGCTGCTAACCTTCCCAGCACTGGCTTCATCCAGTTGGGTACAGAGACAATCACCTACGGCTATATCACAGGCAACACCCTGTACAACTGCTTCCGTGGGCAGAACAACACAACCGCTGCCTCCCATACGGCTGGCATAGCGGTGTACCAACAAAACCTCCCCTGCGTGACTGTGTGGCCGACTCCTGATGGTGCTCAGTCCTATCAGTTCGTGTACTGGCGTCTACGCCGTACTCAGGACGCAGGTGGTGGTGTGAACGTCATGGACGTTCCGTTCCGTTTTATCCCTTGTATGGCCGCTGGCTTGGCGTACTACGTAGCTGGGAAGATCCCAGAAGGCGCTGAGCGCGTGATGATGCTCAAGCAGCAGTACGATGAGGCTTGGGAATTGGCCGCATACGAGGACCACGAAAAGGCCGCATTGCGCTTTGTGCCCCGTCAGCAGTTCATTGGGGGAACCTAATGGGTAATAGGTTTGCTTCTGGCAAATGGGCAATTGCTCAATGCGATCGTTGCGATGGGCGTTATAAGCTCAAGCAGCTCCGCAAAGAGATCATTAAGACCAAGAACTACGAGTTGTTGGTTTGCCCTGAGTGCTGGGATCCAGATCAGCCGCAGCTTCAACTGGGTATGTATCCGGTTGATGACCCACAAGGTCTGCGTAACCCACGCCCTGATAGGAGCTACTATCAGTCTGGTCTTTCGGGGCTTCAGATTGTTAACTCGACTAGCTTGGACGAGGATGCGCAAGGAGCACCGGAAGGTGGTAGCCGAGTTTTCCAATGGGGCTGGAATCCTGTTGGTGGTAGTAGAGGTTTCGACGCTGTTTTAACGCCAAATTACTTGGCGATGGCGGTAGAAATTGGTACAGTGACGGTAACAACGTAAGGAGCCTGACATGGCAAAAATGGAACACGACAAAGCCGAAATGGCTGCGGATAAGAAAATGATTAAAGCCGCTGTGGGCAAGCATGAGAAAAACATGCACCCCGGCAAGCCGATGACTAAACTGCGTGCTGGTGGCAAGACCAACAGCGACATGTTGAAGATGGGTCGCGGTCTGGCTAAAGTTGCAAACCAAAAGGCCACTGGCCGTAAAGGTTAATCATGGCTACATACAAAACCCCAAAGAAGGTTGCTTCTGTTACGGTGGGCGAAGAGTCCGCCAAGAAGTATCTGAAGGAAACTCCACAGACTATCGCTAACACCCGTAGTCAAGAGTACAAGCCAACCAAGACTTCTGGCATTAAAATCCGTGGCACGGGTGCCGCAACAAAGGGTTTGATGGCCCGAGGACCAATGGCCTAATATGAACTACGCTGAACTCACGCAAGCCATCGAGGACTACACGGAAAACTATGAAACTTCTTTCATAGCGAACATCCCTGTCTTCGTCCAGCAGGCGGAACAGCGTATTTTCAACTCGGTACAGTTCCCGTCTATTCGCAAGAACATGACGGGTGTGGTCTCATCCACAACACCGTACCTGAGTGCTCCGCCGGACTACTTGGCTTCGTACTCTTTGGCGGTGATCGACGCCGACGGCAACTACGAGTACTTGCTAAACAAGGATGTGAACTTCATCCGTCAGGCGTACCCCAGCGCGTCAGATGTGGGGCTGCCACGGTACTACGCTATCTTTGGCCCTACGACAAGCGGATCAACAATCTCTGACAACCTGTCGTTCATTCTCGGTCCAAAGCCAGATGCCAACTACACCGTTGAATTGCACTATTACTACTACCCTGAGTCAATCACCGTTGCAGCCGACGGCGAGACTTGGTTAGGGAACAACTTTGATTCTGTTCTACTTTATGGTTCGCTTGTGGAAGCGTACACCTACATGAAGGGTGAGCAGGACATGATGCAGATGTACAACCAGAAGTACATGGAAGCACTCGCATTGGCCAAACGTTTGGGCGATGGTATGGAGCGTCAAGACGCATACAGAAGCGGACAGTACCGCCAACAGGTAGGCTAATATGGCGATCTCTCAAACAGCAACCACCAGCTTTAAAGTTGAACTCCTTCAAGGGGTTCACAACTTTGGCCCCACTTCACCCGACACTTTCTACATTGCGTTGTACACCGGTGTGGCTACTATCGGCCCGGACACAACCGCGTATAGCACAGGTTTGACGGGGCAAGTGGCTAACGGCAACGGATACACGACGGGTGGACAGCTTTTGACAATCAGTCAGACACCAACGTCTGGCAACAACAGCTCAGGTATCCCTACAGCATACGTTTCGTTTGCGCCTGTTTCATGGGCAAGCGCCAGTTTTACCGCACGTGGTGCGTTGATCTACAACGTTACAGAAGGCAATAAGTCTGTGGCTGTTCTGGACTTTGGTTCAGACAAGACTATTACAAACTCCACGTTCACAATTACTTTCCCAACAGCCGACGCCAACAGTGCGATCGTGCGTATTGCTTAAAGGAACATCATGGCACTTGTGAACACCACAAAAGGCGAAATGGACGAATCTCTTCTTGAGAAAAAAGAAGGCTCCGTCGATAATGACAACGAGACAACCACATGGGTGGAATACTGGTTGGAAGGCGAACTTGTACATCGTTCTGTACACGTCACACTCAAGAAAACTGTAACTCTGTCGGCTGAAGCCGCATCTTTCTAAGGAGCCAATCATGGCAAACACCCAAGCAATGTGCACCTCGTTCATGGAAGAACTCCTGACGGCAACGCACGACTTCACACCATCTACTGGTGACACGTTTAAAGCAGCTTTGTTCTTAGCGTCTGCCACGATCAACGCATCCACCACTGTTTACTCAAATACTGGTGAAGTATCTGGAACAAACTACACGGAAGGCGGCATTGCTGTGACCAACGCAACTGCCCCGGATTCCACCAACGCGTCAGCAACTGCTGGCGTGGCTTACTGGACTCCTTCTGGTAGCTTGACATACACAAACGTGACGTTGTCCACCGCATTTGATGCTGTCTTGATTTACAACTCTACAGCCAGCGACAAGGCTGTCAGCGTGCACACCTTTGGTTCACAGACAGTGACTGCCGGTACGTTCACATTGACGATGCCAACAAACAACACGACAAACGCGCTGCTCCGCTTGGCAACAACCTGATCCGCCTAACATAAAGGCAGGTCATGGCAACCGCATGGGGCGCAGGAGCGTGGGGCAGTAATACTTGGGGCGGCTACCAAACCGAGCTCACAGGAGTTGCTGCGTCCGGTGACGTTGGAAGTATTTCCGGCGTTGCCGTCACGGTTGCATTAACGGGCGTTACGGCTGCGGGTATTGCTGGAACGGCTACTGCAAACAGTACACAGGCAATCACTGGTGTTGGCGCAACAGGCTCAATAGGCAGTGTTGTAGCTGGCACAGGGGAAGTTGAAACCGGTGTTGTGGCCTACGGTAACGTGGGAACGGTATCGGTCGCGGAGCGTGTCATTGCGTTGACTGGCGTGAGCTCGGCAGGTGAGGTGGGCAACATTGTGTTTGCGCCAAACCCAGTACCACTAGATGGTGTTGAAAGCGCAGCGTCAGTTGGTTCGGTTTCATCTAGCAGGACTGTTGCACTGACAGGTGTGGCTGCTGATGGCGCGGTAGGCGATGTAACGTTCTACTGGACGGCGTCTGGCGTTGAGGCTGGCGGTGTTGTTGGCACAATGACGGTTGGCGATCGTGTGATTGCTTTGACTGGTGTCAGCGCCGCGGGCTTGCTTGGCGAAGATGTTCCAGTAGTTGGCGATGACCTTACCGGCGTGTCTGCAACTGGCGCAGTAGGAACAATGTCTGTTGGCGCACGATCAGTGGCACTGACGGGTGTATCTGCCGCAGGCAGCGTAGGAAATATGGGCGTGTTTTACTGGAGTCTAATAGATGACAGCGAGACCGCAAACTGGCAGAATGTGAGCACGACACAGACTGCCGCTTGGGGCTTAGTCCCGACGGAATAGGAGCTTTAAATGACAACGGCGTACTCAACCAACTTAGGGCTTGCCCTCCCAGTCGAAGGCGAACTTGCCGGGACGTGGGGCGACACAGTAAACAATGGTATTACCGACTACCTCGACATCGCTGTTGCGGGCACGCTGACCTTGAACGGTGACGGCGCAGTGACTCTGACTGACACCAACGGCGACTCGTCAAGTACAAACATTGGTGCTACCACAGCGCAGTACGCAGTGCTAAACATAACCGGCACACTGACCACTACAAAGGTCATTACAGCCCCATCGCATAGCAAGACGTACGTTATTGTGAACGCGGCAACTGGTGGATCTGTGACCGTCAAGGCCTCTGGCCAAACTGGTGTAACAGTTGGCGCTGGAGAAAAAGCCCTTGTTGCGTTTAACGGCACGGACTATGTTCAGGTTGCTGGTAGCGCGACTGACGGAGTGTCAACAATCAGCTTTGGCTCTACCGGTTTAACACCAAGCACTGCAACTTCTGGCGCTGTTACTGTGGCGGGAACCTTGGGCGTCGCCAACGGCGGCACTGGCGCGACCACGCTGACTGCAAACAACGTGTTGTTGGGTAACGGCACCTCTGCTGTGCAGGCAGTAGCGCCAAGCACTACTGGCAACGTATTGACGTCAAACGGAACAACTTGGGTGTCTTCTGCCCCTGCGCCGGGCGGTATTGATTACGTCGTAAAAACTGGCAACTACACCACTCAAAATAATGAAGGTGTGTTGGCTAACACTTCTGGCGGCGCATTTACCGTCACGCTCCCTGCAACTCCTTCTACTGGAGACCAGTGCGTAGTAGCAGATGCAACAGGCGACTGGGGTACAAACAATCTCACCGTTGGCCGTAATGGATCAACGATTGCAGGTAGCGCATCTGACTTAGTATGCGATATTGGCGGTGTCAGCGTTCAGTTGATCTACAACGGTACAACTTGGGATGTGTATGCTCAGGTTGGCGGTAACGGTGGAACTGCTGTAACGCTTACAGGCGTGCAAACGCTGACCAACAAGACAATCACCAACCTGATTAACGATGGCTCAATCACCGAAGAGGTGTATGCCCTTGGCACATCTGGCAGTTTGGCTCTGGAGCCTGACAACGGCACGATTCAGACTTGTGCATTGACTGGAGATCCAACATTCACTGATGCACTCTCCTCTGGTCAATCAATCGTTTTGATGCTGACGAATGGCGCAAGCTACACAGTGACTTGGCCAACAATCACTTGGGCTACCTCATCTGGCGACACTGCTCCCACCTTGACTGCTGCTGACACGTTGGTGTTTTGGAAAATCAGTAGCACTCTGTACGGCGCTTACGTCGGGAGCTATGCCTAATGCTGACTAAAGCACTTCAAGCGGCGGCTGGCAACGCTGGCACCTCAAGCGTATTAGCTTTGACTATAGCTGCAAGGCCATTCATTACCGTCTATTCATATGGCGTGAATGGATTTAAAGGTGTTTTTAGTTCACCAGAAACTTTGCCAACAGGCGCTGGGAATGGTGTTGCATTCTCTGTCAATGAAGATGCTATTGCTGTAGCGCACGACAACAGTCCATTTATAACAACATACCCTTGGAGTGCGTCTGGTTTTGGAACCAAGCACTCTAACCCAGCAACTCTTCCACCCGATAACGCAGAGAGAGTTACATTTAGCCCAGATGGTTTAGCTTTGGGGTTGAGTCATGGAAGCAATGGTTTTTCTGCTTACGCTTGGAATAGCTCTACTGGAGTTGGAACAAAGTATGCTGACCCATCTGTTCCTTTATCAGCGACAACGGGACAGGGTATTTCTTTTAGTCCTAATAGTGACGCTATTGCCGTAGCTCATGGTAATACGCCATATGTAACAGCTTGGAGGTGGGATAGCTCTACAGGTTTTGGTACTAAGTATTCGAACCCAGCAACTTTACCGGCTGGTTCATGTTCTGGCCTTGCTTTTACCCCTAGCGGAGATGCTATTGCCGTAGGGTCAACAAGTGCGCCTCGTTTATCAGCTTATCCTTGGACTTATGCTTCTGGATTTGGGACAAAATACTCCGATCCAGCGACAGCAGCAGCAGGAACCGGTAATTCTGTTGCATTTAATAATACCGGCGATATTGTTGCTTGCGCTCACGCAACAACGCCATATATTTCTGTTTACCCTTGGGACAGTGGCACTGGTTTTGGTTCTAAATACTCCAATCCAGCAACACTACCAACAGGAACAGGTAGTGGTGTGTCATTTAGTCCTGATGATGCTGTTATTGCTGTAGCACATACGACGTCACCATTTGTTTCGACTTATCCTTGGGATAACGCTACTGGGTTTGGAGCTAAATATGCAAACCCTGCGGCTTTGCCAGCATCTACAGGAACAGATGTTGCATGGGGTTCAGTTGGAACACCAGTAACAACACAAGAGTTTTTAGCAGTATCGACTAACACAAGCCCATACGTAAAAGCATATGGCTGGGCTGAAGGATTTTTAGGTGTTGCTAGTAATCCAGCAACATTGCCAACTGGCATTGGTTATGGAGTTGCTTTTAGTCCTAATGGCTCTTCTATTGCTGTAGGACACGACACAACACCATTTGTGTCTGCCTATCCTTGGGGCGCATCTGGTTTTGGGTCTAAGTATTCAAATCCAGCAACATTACCATCAGACACTTGTTTCAGAGTGGCATTTAGTAAAAATGGTGATTCTATTGCTATGGCTCATGCCATAACGCCATTTGTCTCTGCTTATCCTTGGAACAGCAGCACTGGTTTTGGAACAAAACATTCAAATCCATCTACTTTGCCAACAGCACAAGGAACTGGAATTTCATTCAGTCCTAGTGGAGATGCTATTGCAGTAACTACAACTACAGCAACCCCTTGTGTTTTAGTGTACGCATGGGATAGCACAACAGGATTTGGTTCTAAGTATTCTGACCCTGCCACTTTGCCAACATCAGCAACCAGCGTTGTATTCAGTCCTAGTGGAAATGCAATTGCTGTAACTGACGCTTCATCTCCTTATATTCTTGCTTATCCTTGGAACAGTTCTACAGGATTTGGTTCTATATATTCAAATCCAGCAACTTTGCCAACAGGCGCTGGTACGCAAGCTAGGTTTAGTCCTAATGGGAGTGAACTTGTAGTCTCTCATTCATCATCGCCGCGCGTATCAGCTTACCCTTGGGATGTATCAACTGGATTTGGAACCAAATATTCAAATCCATCAACACTTCCAGCAGGAAATGGAACTGGTGTTGATTTTAGTTACGATGGTTCTTCTATTGCTGTAAGCGGCGTAACATCACCTTATGTTTCCACATACCCTTGGAGTGCATCTGGGTTTGGAACAAAGTACGCAGACCCTGCAACCAGTATCGGAGCATCAGCACAAGATGTATCATTTGGCAGGATAAGTGTTTAATAGTTAACTTAATAAAGGAAAAAATCAAATGGAAAACAAAGAAACACCTAAAACAAGGGAAGAAACATTGCAAATTTCTTTGGAAGCTCGTATTCAAGAAGTGATGCATTATCAAATCAACATTGATAACTACACTTTGGCCTTAGAAGAAATTTCCAAAATGCCTGACGCCGAACGCGCAGAACTTTCTGGCTTCGCAGATCAACTTCGTTCTTTGCTTGTGTCTGAAAAGCTGGAGCAAAAAAAGGCCAACATCATGTTGTCCGTGATTAAATTGCAAGTGGAGTAACGCTTATGTTTGCTTTGATTGAAAACAATGCTGTTAAAAAATACCCTTTTAGCGTATTTGATTTGCGAGTGATGTTCCCAAATGTTAGTTTTCCAAAAACATTTGATGACTTAGCAATGGAAAGCTATGGGGCGAAGCGTGTCTATTTCAGCACGCAGCCAGAAATCAACAAAGCAACACAAGCATTGGTTGAGGGCTTACCCGCATTTGACGCTCAAGAGCAACGCTGGACACAGGTTTGGTCTACGAGAGATTTGACGCAAGACGAGCAAAATGCTTATAGAGCGGCTATTGCTAGAGATGTCCGCGCGCAGCGAAATGAAAAGTTGGCAGCTACGGATTGGACACAGTTGACTGATGCGCCGGTGAACAGTGCTTTATGGGCAACATACCGCCAAGCACTGCGCGACGTAACGTCTCAGGCAGGTTTCCCTTGGGAAATCACTTGGCCCACACAACCTACGGAGTAACCCATGACCACACTATCAGGCATCATTACCCCCACCAATGTGGTGACAGCGTCAAACACGGAGACGTTGACAAACAAAACCATCACTTACGCTGACAACACATTGACAGGCGTTGCTGGAACCACCGCATCGCAAACCCTGACAAACAAAACAATCGAAGCTGGCACGTTCACTAACGGTTACACAGAGGAAACAGTTACAGCTAACACCTCTACAGCTTATACGATTGACTTGGCTAACGGTTCTTTACAAATCCTGACGCTGACAGGCACTTGCACATACACGTTCCCAACGCCAACGGCTGGCAAGAGCTTCACACTGCTTCAACTGCAAGACG